TTTTTATACTAGCAGACCTAGTTCTACCACTCTCTTTTAAACCCAGCTAGAACAGGCCAAACAATTGAAGGGGAATCCATATCTTTCTTCTGTTCAATTGAAGTCATCATTCTACCATACTTATTATAGTAGTCAGACCAAGAGCTTGGAAGTTGATCGAGGAGGATTTCGATTTTCAAAGTTTGTAAAGAGGTGAGCGAGTCAAGGTATTTTTCGATAAGCAATTGATATTCAATCGGTAGATTATACTTATCTGCAACTAATACTCGGGTACTGAATGGTACTTCAATACTATCAAATTTATGGACGTCAACAGACATAGCACTTATTAGTTGTTCCCTTTCCCACATCGAAAGTGAATGGTTTTTCTGGAGCACTCCTCTTATATCATATGATTTGGACACACGCAGAGCATATCTGGCCAGAGACATGATAACCGGGCATCCAGGATACTGATGTGCAAGGGATAAACCTTTGCAACGAAGAAGAGCCAATCGTTTCTTGATATTAGCACGAGAATAATTAGATGTTGTATACCCAAAAGTACAAAGTATTTCACGGGGATCAGTCACATTAACACAATCATCCTCATCGAAGATGATACCACAAAAAGAAGCTGTGGATAAGCGATCATGCAACTCTATCTTAATATTCTGTCCAAGAAGCGCGAAGTCTGCAGCGGTTGGCGGGGATCCAACCATACTGAAGATGCCATCATCACCCTCAATAAAACCACGGACATCGGTGCACCCAGCCCTTTTGCATAGAAACAGCATATACATAAGGTTGGAAAACCCATTGCCCAGAGATGTACACATTTCCCCAGACATTCTTGTTGCAAGAAGACGAACAACAAAAGTCTTATAAGCACAAACATTCTCACCACCAAGTGTATCCCAACACTCATGCATGAACTGGTCATGAATGGGAGTCTTAGAAGTCATGTAATCATAAAGTTGAAACTCACAGATTTCCATAATTTCTTTAGTAAACAAAGACTCAAAAGCAGTATAATCAGTAGCAACATACTTCCCATCAGGACGAAACAAGGCCTCCATAATGACACGTGGTCGGTCAGCTACAGGCACATGCTTAATGAAATGTTTATTCTCATAAATAACAGACTCAATTGCTTTAAAGACAGGGCCCATAAAGCATTTGAATTCATCAGATCTAGAATTAATTCCACGTGCATGTTTGTAGTCGGGGTAAGTTTCATCTTTCATGAAAGATTTGCACATCCTATATTTTTTGTTAGGATCATCCATGTTGGTGAAGGCCTCCCATTTTTGTAGGAGTTCATCTTTACGCCATTTTGGATAGTTTGTGTTCTTCAACCACGTCTCAACAGATAAGTCCGTAGTCGGTTCTAATGGAACAAGATTTTTCTGAATCCAATCTGAGACAAAATCTTTAAACTCAGCCATGACAGCAGGGTTAGCTCTAGGTGGTTTTCTAGCAAAACGCATTCTAACACCGGCCACTGTCGTTGCAGGGTCCTTAGGACAGGGATGGGGAAGGGCAGCTCCGTCAAGATGACAGCCAAGACTAACTTGTACAACTGGTCTAGATGCAAGATCAATAGGCTTAGGGATGGAAATGTGAGTTCCATCCTTAATCGGATTGATCTTCGGCAAAAGAACTTCACCGTATCTATAACCGTACAAGAATAATCTTGCTGTCTTGTTGGCTAAGGAGTAGACTTCTGAGGCCTGGGAAAATTCAAATTTTCTTGCTGCTCCACCATTAACCTGTACATAGCATAAGCCAAGATGACCGTATTGGTAATAACAAACTGTTTTTCCAAAACCTCATAACGACTAAGATTAACCGAATTAATTGACTTAGCCATATGATTTAGTTTTTCGAATACAAGTTTGGGTTCAAGGGTCAGGCTTATATTACTAGCTACAAGCAATTGAGAGAGCAACTCAAGAGAACATTTGAATCGAGTTGTCCGGGACTTGGGCCACCACCAAAAACTATCAGGATCAAAAATCTTTGCAGTCATGTCAACATAATGAGGATCAAAATGTTTTAGAGCACCCAAGGAAATAGCATCAGGCCGATAATCCATTGGCAATCCTCTACTATCATATACCGTATCACACCAATATGATTCAGTCAATCTACGAGTTCGAAAACAAGGGAACCGTCTGAAGAAAGAATAAAGGATTCTGGTGATGAAAAGGGAAACTATTGCATTGAGAAGATATGCTAAAAGAATATCATGAATCAAAGGTAAGTAAATATTGCAAACATTCAAGAAAAAATACTCCATCAAAAAATGAATATGAAGATAATGAAGTATAATATAATTGAAAATAAAGCAAAATAACATTACTGGAATGATTAAACCATTTGGTTGGGTTTCATGAAGGTAAAAATTCAGATTAGGAATAATACCCAAAATAGAAGCATGAGTAAGATCTGAAGGCTTTGGAGGAATTGGTTCAGAGGGAATAAAAGTAAAAGGGTCAGGGGGTGGAATTGATGAGACAGGTTTATATCTAGAGCTAGTCGGAGTCGTCTCACTAGAAACTAGTGGGGCATATGGTCCGGATTTTCGTTCGTCGTCGGTCAATGGCAAAGAAGCCACATCAATGACAGAGTTGGAACTATCCGAAGCATTTGACGATTCAGAAGCGCTAAGAGAACGATATGCATCTCTCTCTCCAGCCAATCTAGAGGATTGATCAGCGAGTGACTTAGAAATTAAAGTCATCTCTCGGTG